ATGGACAACGACAAAATTGATCAACACAGCGACGAAATTGAAGTTGAGAGCGAAGAAAAAGAGCGCGGCAAAAAAATAGAAATAGATGAAGACCGACTCCCCTCCCGGGCGATGGCAATTCATGAGCATATCCGCCAGGATGGTGAAAAAGAGCTGGAACGCGACGCAATGGCACTACTGTGGTCAGCCATTGCGGCGGGTCTGTCGATGGGCGCTTCATTACTGGCAAAAGGGATATTTCATGTCGAACTGGAAGGTGTGCCGGGCAGCTTCTTGCTGGAGAATCTCGGTTATACCTTTGGTTTTATTATCGTCATTATGGCCCGCCAGCAATTATTTACCGAAAACACCGTGACTGCGGTACTACCCGTCATGCAAAAACCGACAATAAGCAACGTTGGCTTACTTATGCGGTTATGGGGCGTCGTGCTGCTGGGTAATATTCTCGGGACAGGTATTGCGGCGTGGGCATTTGAATATATGCCAATCTTCAATGAAGAAACTCGCGATGCATTTGTCAAAATCGGCATGGATGTGATGAAGAACACCCCCAGCGAGATGTTTGCCAACGCGATCATTTCCGGCTGGCTGATCGCCACTATGGTTTGGATGTTTCCTGCAGCGGGTGCGGCAAAGATTGTGGTGATTATATTGATGACCTGGCTTATTGCCCTGGGTGACACCACTCACATCGTTGTCGGTTCTGTTGAAATCCTCTATCTGGTGTTTAACGGTACGCTGCACTGGAGCGATTTCATCTGGCCCTTCGCACTACCTACTTTAGCGGGGAACATCTGCGGCGGCACCTTTATCTTCGCGTTAATGAGTCATGCACAGATCCGTAACGACATGAGCAACAAGCGCAAAGCAGAAGCACGCCAAAAAGCAGAACGTGCGGAAAACATTAAGAAAAATGATAAAAACCCGGCATAAATGGCGAGGGTTTAAGCAATCGAGCGGCAGTGTACTTACCCCGCAGTACATTAGCGGGTATACTCATGCCGCATTGTCCTCTTAGTTAAATGGATATAACGAGCCCCTCCTAAGGGCTAATTGCAGGTTCGATTCCTGCAGGGGACACCATTTATCAGTTCGCTCCCATCCGTAGCAGTCCGCAAAATCCCCTGAATATCAAGCCTTCCGTAGATTCACAGTTCGTCATGGTTCGCGTCAGATCGTTGACAGCCGCACACCATGACGGGTAAAAAGTGGATAAAATAATTTTACCCACCGGATTTTTACCCATGCTCACCGTTAAGCAGATTGAAGCAGCAAAGCCGAAAGAAAAACCATACCGCCTTCTCGATGGTAATGGCCTGTACCTTTATGTCCCTGTATCCGGGAAAAAGGTATGGCAGCTTCGCTACAAGATTGACGGTAAGGAAAAAATACTGACCGTAGGAAAATATCCGCTAATGACTTTGCAGGAGGCAAGAGATAAAGCATGGACCGCGAGGAAAGACATCTCGGTTGGCATCGATCCGGTAAAAGCGAAAAAGGCTTCGTCTAACAACAATTCCTTTAGTGCGATTTACAAGGAATGGTACGAGCACAAGAAGCAAGTCTGGTCAGTAGGCTATGCAAACGAACTTGCCAAAATGTTTGACGACGACATTTTACCCATCATCGGCGGCCTTGAAATTCAGGATATTGAGCCGATGCAACTGCTGGAAGTAATCCGCAGATTTGAAGATCGCGGTGCAATGGAGCGAGCCAACAAAGCCCGCAGAAGATGCGGAGAGGTTTTCCGTTACGCTATTGTCACCGGAAGGGCTAAATATAACCCGGCACCTGACCTTGCAGACGCCATGAAAGGATACCGCAAGAAGAACTTCCCGTTTCTTCCTGCAGACCAGATCCCGGCATTCAACAAAGCACTGGCAACATTTTCAGGAAGTATCGTATCGCTTATTGCGACTAAAGTTTTACGCTACACCGCCCTAAGAACGAAAGAACTTCGTTCCATGCTATGGAAGAACGTCGATTTTGAAAACAGGATTATCACCATCGACGCCAGTGTGATGAAGGGTCGCAAGATTCATGTAGTACCGATGTCAGACCAGGTAGTTGAACTTCTCACTACGCTAAGCTCAATCACCAAACCAGTATCAGAGTTTGTTTTTGCCGGGCGCAACGATAAGAAGAAGCCAATCTGCGAGAACGCGGTGCTACTTGTGATCAAACAAATCGGCTATGAGGGTCTGGAAAGCGGTCACGGATTCAGGCATGAATTCAGTACGATTATGAACGAGCACGAATGGCCTGCTGACGCTATTGAAGTGCAACTTGCACATGCCAACGGCGGATCTGTGCGCGGGATTTACAACCATGCTCAGTATCTCGATAAGCGCAGAGAAATGATGCAGTGGTGGGCGGATTGGCTTGATGAAAAGGTGGAGTGATCCACCTTAACCACTCTCGAAGAGCGCAAAGCCTAGCAATCCAGCGCAAAGCTTTGTTTATCTTTAACCGTATTGGTAATTTAAATCACGATGAGGCTGTCCATTGAGGCATTGTTAATGTCCACTTATTAATCTCACTCCAATATGTTGCAGTGAATGAAGCGGTCTTTATTTGAGTTGTATTAGCGCCAGTAACATCAACAGGAACACCAGCGAAGGAAAGAGCGGCGATATTAGAGCCTCGAACCATCATATTTATCTCTTGTCCGTCATACGGAGTTCCTGTTAACGTAATATTAAGTCCCGTCGTAACGTTCATACGATAACTACGAAAACCCTCCCTTATTTTTATCGGAAGGGTTTCTGCTGTGTATTGCTTAACCGAGCCTGGCCCCATATCAAGCTCTAAGCCATCAACCACACCAAGTTTATCCAGGAATGCCCCCCATATCTTCCCCCCATCGGCTTTACCGTTATTTCCTGATAAAACATTGAATACCCCAATGCTTCTATCTGCCGGATTAAATGGACCAATATCAAAATGGTTTGCGCCTGATATTCTCCATTGTGATTCACCGATATTAAGGCTGAAATGTAGTGGCCCGCTTGAGAAGTAGTAACTACCTGCTGCCAGTGCAATATCTGATACGCCATTACGTTCAAAATATGCGCCCGATATGTAAGTGCTAACACCGGAATCAAGAAGTCCATATTTAGCAGTGTTCTGGAAGAAACCGCCAACAATGTTGATAGAAGCAGTGGGCAGCAAATCCTGTCCTTCCGGGAAGTTGAAATCACCGTTCATACCGTTAAATATTACAGTGTCGTAATCTGGTAGTGGCCCCAAATGGTCCGCACTATACCCGATGTGGTCTTTTAAGGTTACGGCGTTAACGCCATTCCGCAGCATACGACGGACACTCCCTGTACCCCCGTTCAGAATCTCTACATTATCAAGCCGCATTCCGTAGCTGTAATGCTCAATTAACAAGCCAGTACAGTTAGTACCTAGACCCATATCAATCCACATGTCACTGATAAGACTGTTATTTCGAACATCATAACCGTGGAAACCGATACAGTTTTTAAAGCCATTCAAACTGATACGTAATCCGTAGGCTTTAAAATTTCTTACGGTTGTTCCGATATCCTGGGACGACGCTCTCATAACTGTAACACCATCAGCACCAGCTTTTAATAACGCACGAGGATGGAACATAATTCTTAAATGCTGATTTGGTTTAAAAGTATCTGCTGTTGTTTTAACAGTGTACTCGCCCTCATTAAAGTAGACACAACCACCCGCCGCCAGAATCGTATTAATCTGCGCGTTGGTCATTGTCGGGTAGATGTTTGTTAGTGGGAAAACCCCTTTTTTGATGGCGTAATCCTCAAATACACTACCCCCACCGTGTGAACTTCCAACTAATTTGTCCCCTCCAGAAGATGCCAATCTCTTCTCAAACTGATCAGGGTCATACTTCAGAACATTCGGAAAATAGAACTGCTGCGCACCATACGCATCATAAACAGCCATAGAGTGGCCTTGCACAGTTACGAACTTGGCAATCTGTCCGTTATATACCGGATATCCAGCAGCGTTAATGATGATTGGCTGTGCAACAGGAACGTGAGAGCCATCTTCGTTCTCCACATAAACCTGAATCTGGTTTTCAGGATTTACCGGGTCAGTGTCAATTTTACCGATATAAATTTTGCCATTGGCAACCGCTTTAAAAGAACGCGCCATAGTGAAGAGTTGTGAAGGCATGCTTACCACAACATTGGCTGTAATGTCTGTCATTTAATTTGCTCCAGATACAAGGAATCGCCGCAGCGTGGCTACGGTTGGTATTTGTTTGGTTTTTGAACTACGAAAATTTCGTAGTGCCATCCATCAAGGCCATCGCCGCAGCGTGGCTACGGTGAATTTTGGGCATAAAAAAACCCAGCCGAAGCTGGGTCGTTGCGTTGGTTATCTGTCAGTAGTTATGTACTGAAGGAGGTAATTCTTTATTCTTAAGTCTCATCCATGCGGAAAGATTCGCTGGTCCGTCTGGCTCATTAATATCAACATCTCGTGTGTGATTAATTAAAACGTCTCTCGCCATTCCGATAACATACGAGAACTCATGACCGTAGTCGTAGCATCTCCCGGAATAGTTCGATTGAATTTGTTTTAATGCCGGATACAGTTCGCGGAATAATGCCTGTGAACGGTTGGCATAATCCCATAACCATACAAGGCTGTTTGCTTCTTTTGCAGAAAGCTCGTCGGTTTTCTTCTCTTGTTTGCCAATGAACTCACCTTCAAGTGGAACTCGAGCTGCAAGTGATAGTGCTTCGGTAAACTGCTCCTCACTGATCTCTTTGTACGAACATCCAAAATGGGATTTCAGTGACGACCACATGGTGATCATCGCCTTAGCCTGTTTTTCTTTTGGCAGAGACTGACCGCGACTCATGACGAGCTGTTTAATGGCTTCCTGCTGTTCAGTGGTGATTTTACCCGGCAACGCCTTTTTAGCTTTGCGTGGATTAACTACATGGCCTTTAGTCCAGTAGTCATGCAGCACGCTAAAGCATTCCTCCTGGTACTGAATCAGTTTATCACGGATGTCAGCACGAACTTTCTCAGGGTTGATGCTGAACAGCCATCCATTTAACTTCTTCAAAGGAAGGCAGAGTAGCTTACGAAGCTTCCCATCAGCGGCAACCATGTTCATATGAACACAGTTGAATTTGCTAATCTGCTTCATGAGTTTTGTTTGCTGCGTTGACCAGCTCATTCCAAGGTTTTGAACGATTGGCTTCATCGCAACATATGCAACTCCGGCAGCCATAGCGGTGATAATTTGCTGACCGTTGAATGGTACGTAAGAGGTGTTCACTGCTTCTAAAATTGCTATACTATTCATGTTGGTTTTTCTCCACGGATTTACTGACAACCGAAGCCCTGACTGTTCCCGCAGTTGGGGCTTCAACTTTACGCGCCAATGCGCCCTTCCTTCTTAAAGCTTTCCATTACTCTCTGATAAATCTCAGAGTTAACAGACCGACCATTCTCTTCCGCCACCTTGCGGACCAAATCCAATACTTCTTTAGGCCACCGCAAATTGAACTGCGGCATTTTTCTTGCACCTTGCATATTCAACTCCACTTCATTAAATGGTATTACCGTACTACTATTGAAAGCGTACTACTACCGTTCTACCATGTCAATAAATAAAAGGAGAATGACGTGGCTAGAAATGATCCGCAATTCAACGTAAGAATGCCAGATGAGATAAAACAGCAACTTACGCATATTGCTGCAACAAATCGCCGCTCGATAAATGCAGAGATTATTTCAGCTATCGAACTGTGGATAAAAATTCATAAAGAGCAGCTAATACCTTCAAGTAGTCGAATCCTGACAAAGTCAGAGCAAGAAGCGCTTGATGTAGCTATCGATGTGTTAAAACGTGTGAGAGATGAGGGATAACCATGGAGCAACAACAAGGGTCGCCATTATCATTGATAATTATGGTGATTTTTTTCGTTTTCATCTTTTTTATACCTGCTTTAAAAATATCCAAGAAAGCTGGTTTTGACTGGAAGATGGCGGTATGTTTAACAATCCCTGGATTCAACGTGGTTGCGTGGCTAGCACTTGCGTTCATGGATTGGCCAATTCATAAGTATCTACCAAAAGACATGAATGGGATCATGAGCAAAACTAAGGAGAGTTAACCATATGAAAAAATCACTGTTAATTATCCCGCTTCTGCTGGCTGGATGCGCAAAAGTAAGTGACTACCAAGCAAGTTGCGAACAACGCTATCAAAAGCTTAGCGATATGGCTAATTGCCTTGATGCCAGCGTGAAGAACGACTCACGCATGGCATCAGCACCAACACCTAAGCTGTATGTCCTTGCTGCGAAGATGCTCGGACAAGGTGTCGATGAAGGAAAGATAAGTGACGCGCAGGCAAGACTTGAGCTTCAGAATCTTTATGTTCAATTACAAAGCCAAGAACAAGCCCAACAAATAGCGCAAAGCCAAGCATTCCAGCAGGCTTTATTGAATTATCAGGCTGTAAACACAATGCAAGCGATCGAGCAAAAAGCGAGGCAGCCTGTTATAACTCAACCTTACCCAACGCGTGTTGACACCTATACAAACTGCAATTCAGGATTTGGAAATACCGTCACATGCAACAGTAGCAGCAACATTAGATAAAGCTATTCATATTCATTCATACCGCTTAACGAGGCGACAATACCAGCTCTCGACAAGCGATTGAATTCATCGCTACCAATAGCATCGCGTATTGCTTTTACGGCGGCCTTATTTGCCATAAATCTGCGTTCCGCCGCCGCTAATGCTTCTTTGCTTCCGCCTGCTCTTACTGCTTTGGTGGCTTCCTGAACAGCTTTCTCTATCGCATATCGACCACTACGTGTGGTGGCAATTTTAGATACAGCGCCTTTTAACCCAGCGCCAACTAAAGCACCCGCGGCAGCGCCTGCAATGCCCCCTCCAGCGCCACCAACAATGGCACCTGATGTTGAGTTGGCAATTGCATTTAACACCGTTGATGTGACGTTGGATAAACCAGCATCCAGATCGCGTAGTACATTGGCAGTTCTCCCTGTTCTTTCAATATACTGCTGAGGTTTCACTGCCGCTCTTGCAAGAGTGCCATATGCATCAGCAATTCTTCCAAGTTCTGAGGAATATCTGCTAATGGCTTTTACATTTTGTGGGGTAAGTATCCCTGCGATATGGTTAATTCCTGCTGCATCAGATTTGCCACCACGTACACCATGCGAGATAGCATCCTGCAACATTGATGATATAGCAGGAACACGCTCTGATTCTGGCAGCGCGCGGATCATAGAATGGAATCCAGCAGGACCATTAAGACCTTTAGCTGACGATGCTTGAAGAGATTTTACTCCATTCGTAATCAGTGCATCTGTTGCCAAATCACGCCCAAAAACAGACTCTGCACTCTCTTGTGCGGATAGCCTCGCTTTAGACAGATCATTAGCTTTTTGCCAGTCATCAAAAAATCCGCCGTTTTCCGCCATTGTGCGCATATCATCAGTAATTGCCCGACGTATTTCCCCTGCTCTCCTTGCCGCATTTGCCTCTCCACTACGCTTATATTTTTGCTCCGCATCAGCAAATTTCGCTCTCCATGCTTTCATGCCATCAAATGTTACTCCACCTTGATTGTTTGCCTGAACAAACTGTTTCATTTCAGGAGTAAGCGGTATGCCAGCAGATCGCTCTGCCTGAATAACGGCATTACCATTTAGCATTCTTGCTTTTTGATTTGGCATTGTTGACCGCACGTCATCCCATGCCGCGCGCTCAGCATCCTTCATCTGATCAAGATTTTGAAGAATCCTTTGTTTTATAGCCGCACTTTTTTCTGATGCCGTTCCAGATGCGGCCCCAAATTCATCAAGGTTTCGACTTAACTTTGATGATATTTCGTTAAATGCTGCCTGATGGGCATCCTGAACAATCCCTGGTGTTGATGCCAATGCGCCTTCGGCTTGTGCAATTCCACGACTTCCAGATCGCATTCCTGGTGTTAATGCGTTTATATCAATTCCAGCAGACTCAGCCGCTTTTGCTACATCTTCGGACACATTAGCGGCCTGACTGGCAATTGACTGACGCCCAGCACCTGACTTTGCCATCTTGGAAACATCATTAGCAGAATTCAGTGCTGCACCACCAAGAGCCTGTGAAACCCTTGGCGCAATAACGCGCCCGACACCTGAAAGAACGCCTTGAGCACCAATATTGATACCACCGTTAATGGCAGCATTTTGTGCAAAATCACCCTCCTGATTTGCAGCATCAGCAAGAGAACCGGCAATCATGTTTCCTGCGGAACCGATGTCTCCTGCGAGCTTTGCTGGCGCTCCAGCAGCTTTTGCTGCTGTGCCAATTGGCAGGAGATACCCACCAATTGTTTCACCGGCTTGCGCATAAGGGTCTGTCGGTCGATCGACTGGACGATAGACATCATCCAAAACCTTGGGGCCACCAAGCCCCTGGCTGATTGCATTAATCAGACTTGCGCCACCCTGCAATACGTCAAATGGTATGTTTACCAGACCACGGCCAGCCTGTTCTGCAATTTGCCCTGCGCTTTGACCACCAGTGAGCCAGTCAGTGGCTTTTCCTACCAGAGATTGTTCTTCTGGCTGCGATTGGTTTTGAGTGGATTGATCACCAGAAGACAGCATCTGAGCAATGCGACGTGCTCCCTCAGTATCGCCGGCAGCATCAGCATTCCTTAACGCCGTCATCAACTGTTCGCGACTATAGGCCATTACTGCCCTCCGAGATATTTATTAATCAGGTCATCATCAGAAAGCTGCTGTTGAGACGGTTGTATGTCCTTCCCGTATTTCTGTTGCATACGTTTCTGAGCCATCTCAGTGGTTTTTATGATTGTTTTGATAGCTGCTCTGGCTGATTTTTCAGACTGATTTGGGGACAAACTACCAATAGCATCCATTACCTTTTGCCCCTCGGCATTACTTAAAGCCCCCATCCCTTTCATCTGCTGAATGCCAGATAAGAATCCCTGAGATTTCAGTGTGTCAACCAGAGTTTCTGTATCAGCAGCCTCTGTTCCTGGAATGAATCTACTCGATAGTGGGTTTAGGTTTGTTCCGAAATATCCAGTGAATCCTGGGCTATTAAGAACTTTTGTAGCCGTCTCTATCGTTCTGGAGAGATTATCCATTCCAGAGTTGTACGCATCGGCCTTATCTCGCTTTGCCTGCTCCATAGCTTGCTGATTCTGCAATCTCTTGTCCTGCAATTCAGCAAGTTTTAAGGCATTAGTTTCATTTGCGATGAGTCTGTCGTATTTCTTGTCCTCTAATTCCATCCGACGAAGATTGACATTTTGTTGCGCAATATTGTTGCTTGCCCACCCTCTGGCATTTGTCATGTCATTATTACGGATTGTTTCGTTAATTCTTTGCTGATCCTGCTGGCGGCCAACCATCTTGTCCTGAACATTGAAGTAATCAATCGGGCCAAGAGCAGCCATTCCGAGGTGATCAACAAACTCACCAAATCCTGAAGGATTCTGCTGATACATCTGAGCAACGCTGTTAGGGTCAACACCGACGCGAGTCAGTTCCTTGGCGTTGTTTTGCAGCCATGATTGCATTGCTTCTGGAGACGATGACGCAAGGCGTGCGCCAGCCGCTAAGGAGCCGATAGAATTACGCTGATCTTCATCAATGAATCCCATGCCTTTACGAACGGATTCAATCTGTTCTGGATATTGAGTAGCCAACTGACGCAAAGCACCGCGATCACCAGACGCATAAGCATTAGCGTATGCCTGCTGAAATTCTTTCTGCCGCTGAGCCTGCTTTTCCTGCTGAAACACCCCCGCAATACCTGAAAGGCCTTGCAAAGCAGTCAGCCCAACATTGTTAGCGCCTGAACGCTCAATATCATTGTTCTGCCTGATAAGCTGAAGCGTATTGCCGATGTCATTTACGCTCGGAGCGTTTGAGTTGACGCCGCCGATACCAGCCAACAATCCGCCATTTGATCCTTGCCAAGTAGCCATGATTACCCCTTAAAACAACGAACCAAGCAATCCGATACCAGCACCAATGCCAGCGCCCCAAGGTGTTGATGTCCCCAAAAGGCTGGCAAGACCTGCACCGGCAATCGCACCAGACGTTCCGCCACTAATTGCTGTCTGAAGACTTGATGGTTTGTTGGCATTAGCAGCGGCAAGAGCTGCGCTTTGCTGTGCAATGCTGCTCATGTTGTTGGCGTACGTCTGCCCGGCGTTTGCCTGACCTTGCAGAGCACCAAGCCCAACGTTTGCCAGATTGTTGTAATTGCTCATCTGGTTTGATAACCAAGACTGACCGAGAGTCGGCGCGATCGTAGCCAGTTGATTGCTTGTGGCTGTCGAACCAAGTCCTCCCGTAGCCTCCGCAGCAGCAAGACTCTGGTAACGCGCCTGACCTGCAAGGTCTTTATACTGCTGAGAATCGTAATACTGATTAAGTGCCTGCCCCTGACCTTCTAAACTGGAAAGATTCTGAAGCTGGTTAACATACTGCTCCGCAAGAGGCGTGAACGGAGCAAGGTTTTTCATGATCGTCTGCCACTGCTGATTTTGCAGGTCTGCGGCATACTTCTGAGCTTCTGCTGCATACTTTGCGCTTTTATCAGAGCTACCACCTTTCCCGCCTTTTTCATGGCAATAAGGTTCCTCGCCGCGCAGTTTTCTGCCCAGCTTAAATGCATATAACATGGCTATCTCCCGTGATTCAGGAAGTCGATTAGTTCTTCGCGTGTGGCGCTGTAAAAAGTCACGTCATCCACGCCTTTGAAGTATTTCTTGATGGTTCCTACACGCTTAAGGCCAATCATTGCGCAGTAAATCTGCCCGTGGCGGAATTTGCGTGCGGCGAACGATGTGACGCACTGAACGGTGGTGTTAGTCAGAATGTATCGCCAGAACGCCAGCCCGATTTCCTTGCTGAAGCCGCGAATCTCTGGCAGGTACATGGCGTGGCAATCGAATGTCAGCGGCTGAATCTCCTGATAGTAAACAATGCCGCCGAACTGCCCGTGCACGTTCACCTCAAAGTAACGGCAATCAGGTTTGTAGTCGTATCCATCACCGTTGTTGCTCCCGGCGATAATGTCAGGGTGATTTCCTACTGCTTCTATCAGGTCGATGTTTCGCGTTGGTTTGAATGTAATCATCAGTCAATCAACCCATGAGTCCGTAATGCATCTTCCAGAGCTTTGATACGCTGCCGCGCCTGCTGCAATCCTGTAGCCATAGCCGACACCTCAGACCGTGTGTATGTGGCACTTACCATGTATGTCTGGTTAGCGTTGAATGAGCCGCGAAGATCCGTACCTGTAGCCGCTGTCCACCCTGTCTGACGAGCACCAATAACCTTGGTGCCGCCGACCGAATAGGATGTTGTTACATTGAGGGGAGATGCCAGCGATTGTATTGCAGTGGCTGTTTTCGATACATAGTCGTCCTGTAATGCAGAAATGTTGCTCTCAGCAGTCGTAACCCGGCCATCAAGAGCGCTGACGTCAGCCTGTAAGGTGACTATTTCTCCTTCAGCCGTGGTTAGTCTGACATCCAGCGCTGCAATTGCCGCAGTATTCGCAGCAATACGGATTTCATGGTCATCTACTTCAATGCGGAGCTGACGAATTCTTTCTTCGTGATCGACCAGAATCACATCCTGCTCATCGTTCCTGACTTGTGCGTCATAAGCGCCCTGTCCGGCCTCGTTGGCCTTGTTAGCCACGTTACCAACATCAGTGCCCTGTGCGATAACGTAAAGCAGATACGACTGCGAGAAGATATTGCGTGGAAGGACTGATGTGTCGAGCCGTGTAGCCTGAATGATTACCGGCACATTGAGATTCGAATCAGCCATTACTCAATCCTTATCTGGCAGCCTGACAGAGTGACAGGTGACTTCGTGATAACGCGCAATTTGAAGCCGACATTTTTCCTGATGCGCCCTACTCGCTTCCACAAAACGCGTTTGTCGTAAACGAACGGTTCATTCTGTTCAATCATCTGCTCACGTCCGTAATTTATGCCGTCAGTGGTTGCAGAGAGGAACAGGCGGTCAGCATACTGCGCAACACCAGTCGATGATTCCACCTCCAGATCAAAGCATCTGGCGTTATCCGCTTTGAACAACGGAGTAAACAGCAGGTGTTCCTGTTGCTTGTCGTACTGGCTGCTGATATCGAACTGCAATTTCCCGATCACCGATTCCAGCTTATCGCCGCACGTTATCTGATTGCCTTCGTAAATGAAGTCGATAGCGCGGTACACATCGTCATACAGGCCTGTTTTCAATACACACCATTGCGGACCATTGGCGCTTGAAGATGCGTCGTATACGAGAACATGGCGCGGAAGATGGATAATCAGCAACTCATGCGCATCAAACCGCAGCGATTCCATCACGCCTTCAGCCAGTTCATCAGCAGTGTAGGAGCGTAGTATTTTCTCAATGCTCGCGCTGGCGATTGGTGATACCTGACCGGAGCCGATGATGTATACAGACGGCGCACCTGTTGCCGGATTGCTGATGAACGCATACGAGTCAGCAAACGGCGTTTTGCAGTAAGTCCCGGCAATGCCTTTCTGCACCATCAGTGATGGCTGTGCGACATACAAAGCAGCACCAACGGTGGTTGCACCAGTCAGGGAGAAATATTCAATCGTCGATGAACCAAAGCAGACGATGAAGTCTCTCCATGTGCCGATGCCGATGATGCCGTCCGGCTGAGACTCGGCACGATATTGTGCGCTGTAGCGGTCAGGATGCGATTCGTCTTCAAGATCAGTGATAAACCATGAATCAGTGCCGTCTTTTGACCACGCATAACGCCCACGTAAGCGCGTAATGTCACGAACCGAACCTAGCTCATACTGAGTGAATCCACTATCTGTAGGCCAGTTTGAGACGGTTTTAATCGTGCCATCATAGCGATACTCGACCAGTTGACCATTAACACCTATCGCCTGAGATGTACGACCATGCGCCATTGATACGCGACCACTTCCGGCGACGTCACCGACTTCACTTTCTCCTTTGTACAGCTTGCCACCACACACACGATAAACAGCATTCTGCGCCATGTTGTACTCGACGCCGCGAGATACACCGTTCACATCAGAGCGTTTGGCAATGCCAGGGAATGAGCGAAGATATCCGCTGCTGTTCAGGATTTCTTTGGGTGTAGCCAGCATATTCACTGGCAGATAGTCGATATAGTCGGCGTTTCGAAAGTCTTTGCCGACACCTTTCATAAGCGGAAGTTGCTGAATCGGCATTTATTCGCTCCCGTTATCGCAAGGTTCCTTTCGGTGGAAGTAATTCCAACCATTCCACTTCGCCAACTGGTTACCGCTACCAACAGGCATACGGTTTGGATAACCGGACTTACATTTAGCGGCTTTTGCTCTGTCCATTGCAGACAGTTTGACGAGTCGCTCTTTCCCGTATCTGGCAGTGGTTATAAGTTTTGCAGACGCTTCCAACGCATAATCTGGAGCAATGCGGCAGGCAAGGTTGAAAATGACGGCATTGATAGCGTTATTTGATAAACCGTGTTCATCGCCAGGATCTGGAGCGACATCTGCATCAGCGAAAATGTAGCCAACGTTGATACCTGGTGACGCATCACCGCCAAGCCATTCAGCCATCATCATTTCAAGGTCGTTGACGCCATCTTCCATAGACTGCGGTTCGACATCGGTTAACGTGGCATTTGATGCCACACCGAGCTTACGTAATGCCGCAAGAACTAAATCACCCTTCGTTGTCAGGTTCATCTGCTGCCGCCTTAGGTTTTCGACCGGGCTTTTTACGCTGTTTTTCTTCTGGCTCTGCAACATCCTTCAAAAGGTCATCAGGATGTGAAAACCAGCCAGCATCCAGATATTCCTGAAGCTCTTCGGCTTTCACGATTTCAAAGTCGTAGCCAACGCCTTTCCACTTCTTCATGTCGCCATGACGAAAGATCATGTGTGTCATGCTTGTCTCCAGATAAAAAAGGGAGCCGAAGCTCCCTCTGGTTATCACGCAGTCTGGTTAGGCAGACCAACACCAATTGCCTCTGGTCGTACAGCACATGCTGAATACCACACAGCAATACGGCACTTACCAGACAGAGTGTTGATATCACCCTGCGTTGCGAAGATGCCGTTAACACCAATACCAGGAATGCTGAAGGAAGAAGTTTTCATGCCAGCAAACAGTTCATGAGTTACCGGGATCGGCTGAGACAGCAGACGGATTGAGTCATCAGCCCAGAACACGTTAGCGGTGGTTGTTGCCACGTTCAGAACGTTTACCGGAGTGGTATCAGCAAGAGAGGTGTTTACGTTAGCGTAAGCCTTCTCTTCTTTTGTCAGTGACGCGTCATCCAGTGCAATCGGCTTCGGCGTGATTTCGATGTGAGTACCATCGATCACACGGGTGATTGAGAAAGTAGCATCATCAGTCAGCACGTTCTTCGCCATCTGAGACAGGAATTTCACACCAGTGAAGCTGATTTTGTCGCCGCGCTTAAACCCGGTGGTGGAGGATACGGTCACCGTTGCAACACGGTTGTCGACGTTCTCTTTGTTACCATCGGTATCAAGGGTGTATGCCTGCGGCTTAAACTTCTGCGCACCAGAAACAGTTACACCAGTAGCGGTTGACTTGGTAACTGCGGGAAGTTTCGGTGAGCGAAGAATTTCATCAAAGCCAGCAATCTGACGCTGAATAGTACCGTTGTGATACGCGTCTTCAGTAACGCGCCCGAAGATGTCACCATCTACCAGGTTGCGGCCTGCTTTGCGGTAATCGTCAGGGTTCAGGAAGTAACTGATGCCCATATCGCGGTTTAGCTCACGGGAGAACATCAGGCGCTCTGCATCAGACACAAAATCCCAGCCAGAAAGGCCAGTAGATGGACCAATTGCGCGGGTATCGTGAACAACAAGCGAGCCCATTTCAGTTGCCTGTTTGGCAATCGCTGACTCAATGTTATTCGCCAGTTTTTTGGCGGATGCCTGGATGCGGCGACGGTAAGAACGCTCATCACGCAGGTCATCTGCACGAAGCTCGAAGAAATCGTTATCCGGATCGCCCATGTTGCATTTCACGGAGAGTTCCAGAATCCCGGTTGCGTTGCCAGTTAAATCCCAGCCAGTCTGGGTTGGCGCTTCCTGCTCAACAGGCATCCACACGGTGTTGCTTGAACGCTGCATGGATTCTGCCGGAGGGGTGTATTTTGTCACTTTGGACGCCATTGGCGTCAGGTTCTGGACGGTTTCGATGATTTCATCCAGAGCATACGTGACCAGTTGACCTTCATTTAATGCCATTATCGAATTCCTTTATTCAGTTGCGCCTTGAGCTTGCGGTACGTCTCTACATCCCCTTTGTTTGCTGCCGCTTCCATCTGCTTTTCAATCGCAGAGATATTTGCAGCAACAGCGTGTCCCTGAATGGGTTCATCAGGTAACGGGGCTTCTGAAACAGGCTTTGCTCGAGGCTTGAGAGTTAAACGTTCTGACAGTCGAGTGAGTTCAATCAGCGCGGATTGCCCGTCCATCGCCAGCAACTGGCGTGTTTTCTCAGGATTAGCACCAAGGTGATACATGAGAGCGGCGGATTTCTCCGGGAAGAGGCGCATGATGTCGGCACCGACTGCTGGCGGCACCAGTTGCATGAATGCATCCTCTTTCTCCTGATAGTCAGGGATATTAAGCTTTTCCGCTGCATCGTAGTGCTTACGGGCGGCCTCGACGTATTGCGCTGATTGCTGGGTGAACTCCTGAGTTTTGCGGCCCTGCTCGGCGACAGCCTGGCTTCGTGCGTCCATAGCCTTGATCTGCCATTCACTGTTTGCCTGCTGGAAGGCAGCCAGTGCGCGGCTCTGGTCATAGTCGTACTTAGCCAGTGCATCTTCGGAAAGATAATCGTTAGGGTCTGGTTGTTTTGGTAACTCAGGGTTCACCCGCAGGTGCTCCGGCAACTCTCCACGCTTAACCGCTTCCATCTGCTGCTCAAGCTCACGCTGGCGTTTGCGTTCGATGCGGCGACGGGCAAATTCAGCATTAGTTGCCGGGTCTTGTTTTGGTTTCTCATCGTCTTTCAGGACAATCTCAAAGCCTTCTTCCTGACCTGCGTTGTCGTTGGCATTATCGACAACTAAGCCATCAGCAGATGCCGCTGCATGATTGCCGGGCAGGGTTAATTCTTCAGAAGCCTGAATGTCGGTGGTTTGGTCCATGATTAACTCTCTCTTATTGAGGTGTCTCGGCTACTCCGCCGGAGGGGATTTGAACTTGACGCATAAGATTCGCGAAATCCATGCGTTGTGAATGATTCTGGTCTGCATCTTTAAGAAGCAGCTCAGCGTTAGCACGAGCATCTTTGCTGCGCTGTTGCTGGAATTGACCTACTAGCTTGAGGTACTCACGCAGTTCTGCCTGCTTGTCGAGGTCCATATTGTTGAAGATTTCTGCAATCTTCGCGGCGTTGAGTTGGTTTTGGGCTTCAACCTTGGCGGCTTCAACATGAATCTGTGCCTGTTGGTTCTCTGCCTTGAGCAATTCAGCCTGACCTTGCAGAAGGATACCCTGCGCCTGAATTTGCTCTGCTGATGGCTGCTGCGGCTGTTGTTGTGCCTGTTGTACCATCTCCATCTCTTCAGGTGTTTCTGGTTTCTTCAGCCCCATCATCACCAGTTGCTTGTTCGCGTACTCTCGCATCATCTCGACGCCTTTACCGTCAAGGAGCGTGAAGTATTGCAGCATCAGCATCTGGAACTCTGGAGTACCTTGCGGAACCTTGGTGAGTAACTCCTGAATCTCTGCGCGGTTCTGTTCCTTCATACTCTGGAAGGATGGTCCAACGTCTGTATAGCACTCATAGCGACCACGAATGTCGTTGAGTGTGACCACATTGCCGGACTGGTAATCGACAACTTGCGCATAGAGTTGAACGTCTTTCTCGCTTCCATCTTCAAGTGTCAGCGTTACATGACGAGGAACGTCATAAATATCGTTGACCATTGAGGCATAAATCTCGCCATCACGTCGCATTGCGGTAGCCAGGTTATCCTGAAACACGTATGTCTCAAGGTCTGCCCGCATGTTCAGTTGATTGACGGTATCGAAAGCGACCTGAGAGTTTGCTGCCTGCGCATCCACACCAAGACTAGCCACCTCTTTCACTGCGTTGGTGGCAGCCTCAAGCATATAAGCGTTGGCTTGCGGCACTTCAGGGTTTTCCATGTAGGAGATTGGACCAATCGGCAGGTCGTTACCGTTTTCATCGGTCCTGTTCTGCAGATAGTACGGATAGTCATCATTTCCACCGTACATGTATTCGTAGCCTTCGATTTGCTCAGGGAAGAAGGTCGGTTTCTTCTTCGGTGAACGAGCAACAATATCGGCGTTGAATGACATGATCATGTTACGAAGGCGTTGACCGTCTTTCGTCAGCCTTACCACTCCTTCGTAGCACTCCTTGTCACCAGCGAATGACCATTCTCCATACACTGGAACGATTGGGATATGCTCTCCGGCTATCTTTTCTCGGTCTTTCAGTATCTGCGTGCAGGTGATGATCGACTTATACACACGCCGACGCTTCACCTTGCGCTCTGCTACCTTAATGAATCCACGATTAGCCAGGTCGTCGATGACGTCTTTGATATCCTGCTGGTAATAGCTGACCGGCTCACCTGTCAGCGGGTCGCGGTAGATGAAGACCTTCTCCTTCTTCTCTTCGACCTCGTAATACTCAGCGACGTAGACGACATCATTCGATACCCACGGAAACAGCCATGTATCGTTCGGATTCTGGAAAGATGGCAAGGTGTCAGGATCAATACCGTAATCCTCTGCGAACTCTTTCCAGCCATTGCGTGACAAGGCGTTAATCACCGTGCAGTGCTTAGCGTCGCTCTTATCCATCTGCTTGCTGTTGGCGTCCCATATGACGTGTGAGCAGGCTTCATGGATTGGCAGGCGTCGGATTACCTGATTGTTGCTTGTTGGGTCGTTGTCTTCGTACTGCGTGACCAGACGCCATGCACCAACGCCTGACTCTATCTGCTCACGAACGCCAACATTAACGGCAATTTTTGCCGTGTTATGGCGCATATCAGTACGATACATCCCCATCAGCACATCGGCAGCATCAGGATTAGCACCGTCTTTTGGTCGGAAGAGAACGTCGATAGGGTTCCGGCGCATCTCTGCGACCAACTTCCTGACAACCGGGCGGACAACATCGAATTGTCCGCGATATTGCAGGGTGGTGTAGTTTGATAGCCAGTCATCCCATTGCGACACTCGGCTAAAATACAGGTCATTTGTCGCCTCGGTTCTGGCTTCATCGCTCGCCATCCAGTCTGCGTCAAACTTACACAGAATGGAATTGAGTCTGTTTTCGTCGGCCATTTAAGTTCTCCGTGCGATGGGCCTGATTGGGGCTGGTATCTTTTTCTCTTTTGGTTTTTTGATGTCGCGCATCATTTTTGCGAAGCGGCGCATCATGTATGCATAGCGAACGGCGGATAGCACGTCGTCGTTAAGCTTGACGATCTTCCCGTTTTCATCACGGTGATAGAGGCGGAACTCCTCAAAGAATGGCTCACAGGTGTTGAATACTTTGAAGCGACCATCAAGCATCATGTCGCGCAATTCAGTGATTCCAGGCTCCACAGCGTTACCGCCATCAGGCCATGTCGCATGCTCCTGCAACATCATAAAACCAGCGTCCGCGTACTGCCCTTTAAGCTGCTCACCGCCGCCCTTCTCGTGCTGGTTTCCGTCATGGGGCCATGCGGTTGGCACTTTATGCGCCCATGGTTTAACGGCTCCCCACGCCTGAACAGCTGTCTTTTCTTTCGCCTTCCACACGCGCGAAACGTAGATTGTGTCTGCGTCCTTATCCCACCAAAGCTGAACCTGCGCCTGAGGGTGATCCCATCCGAAATCCATCCCGCCAATTACGTAGAAGTGATCAGGACACTCGAACGGCTGACACTTAATCGTCTCTTCCGGTATCTGGAAGATTCGACCACTACCCATCGTAGGAATACCGCGAGCTCGAGCCTCTCTCTCATGCTCTGGATAGGATGCGATGATTTGCTCTTTCTGCTCGTCGGTATAGTGCTCAGCGTCATAGATGGTCATGTTGACCACTTTCTGCGACTTGCTGGGATTCTTCAGGAACTTGGTAACAACGTCAGACATCCCCATCAGCGGGGTAAACGTCAGAATTGAGAATTGACCGTATTTGTTGGTACGGGTAAGACCTTCGCCATAAATGCTGTATGGTGGCTCTTCGTCAAACCACACGCCGTGGATTGTGTCACCCTGCCAGCGAGCACGGCCTTGCGAGTATGGTTTGAAGTAGCAGATTGAAATGCCATCTTCAACGCCATCAGCCGTGTGATGCTTAACCAGAAGATGATCAACAAGGTTCGGAAAGAAAGGAGACTTCTTCCAGCTAATGATGTCCTCTTTCGGTATTGAACCGTATCCCGGCTCATCATTCTCTTCAATACGACCGCACAGGATGCGTTGAGTCGTTTTGGTTACCGTCTCGTTTGTCTCTCCACCAATCCAGAAGACAACAGGCTCATAGAAACGCTTACCTTTCCACTCCCCACCATATTTACCATCAGCCGGATATCCTTTTGTTCCCGGATAACGTCCGGTAAGGTGAAACGCGACTTCAGCAGCACCAGTAAATGACTTACCAAGCTGGTTACCAGCCATAAAACAGCGCTCTGGATAGTCATGCCCGGCGTCGATGAACTCACGCTGTTTGCTGTATGGCGTAAATTCATATAGCAGGTGTGTGTTCCGGTAGTTCTCTTCTTCTTCGAGTAGCTCGAGCAATTCTATTTGCTCTTCGTCGCTCAAGTTATCAAGAATCGCGTCCAGTTCCACGGTTGAATAGCTCCTTGATACGAGAGCGCCGCTTATCGCGATCTCCCTTATCAGGTGTCACGTCTTCAACTTGCGACTGCTCTTTGAGGCCCAAATCACGGGCGATGATGTTAGCGTTGAGAAGGTCAGCGGCTGCGCCAGAGAATTTCTGGTCGTAGATGACCTGCTCTGCTCGCGTAACGACTTCAGATAAATCTTCTCGCAGGCGATATGTGCGCCATGTTTCAAGCGTCACATCAATGAACAGAGTGAGTCCGGTAATGGTCATCGCTCGCATCTTGGCGATAGGCTCTTGTATCACTTCACCCTGATACGAGAACGCCTTCATCTCCCATAGCGGGTTAGCTTCCACCCACTCGAAGTATTCACAACAAGCAGCCCACAGCGCCTCAGGCGATTCGAATTTAGGATTTCGCCCATGACTACTGCGGGCCTCCCAAAATCGGTTGCCCTTTGGTGCTGCCATATTCATCTCACTTAGTTGTTATTTCAGGTTGAGCATCATGCTCCGGTGGTGAACAGGTCTAACGCTTCCTTCGATTTACGTACCGCTTCGATAGTGCGGGTCGTGATATCTGAATTAGCGCCGCCTGACTGGAAGTGAATTTTGAATAGCTCAAGCTTCAGCTCGTCAGTGCCGATGAACTGAAATGCTTCCTCTGCGGCTGCGTTCTGGTTCATTACCAGTTTGTAAATCTCTAACTGGAATTTCTGTTCTTCAGTCATGGGAATAATCTCTGCCATTATTGGCTCCATTTATCCGTTAAAAGGGATATCAGTTAAGTTATCCCGTGTAGGGTATAAGCCATTGTCGAGACCACTCATTGAATGGCCTCTGCAATAACCGATGTCTTTCCATCAGTCCGCCACCACAAAGAATCTTTTTTGCCATAAGGCAGGAGGTTCATCTTTCAGTGGCTGCCAGTGTTATTTCCCCACTTTCTGGCTTGGGTTGTTTCGCTGTACTGCCGCAACTGGTGGTGCACAGATTTAGTTAAATCTGTTCTCGCCTGAACTATCTTTTACATACCCGGATTGTGGGGATGTAAATCACGGTTTCATTATCAAGCCCACCCGTAGATGGGCTTTGGAATGGTCACTTTGGCAGTCCTGGGATCGATATTTGCGCCTGCTGCTCAAGCCTTTCGATTCTTGCTATGAGTTGCGGTTTTTTGATCCTGCCCCAGCGGTTCAGCAAGCGTCCTGACATACTGGCAACATCCTTTTCCTTCATGAACTCCAGCATTAACTCGTTGTGCTCTCTTTGGTATGAGTGAGCCATCTCCATCAGCCTGTCACGCATCCAATTAAATGCTTTGATAAACGCCTCTTTGATGGCGGCAGCTTTTTTGCCGGTAAACGACATGATGATGTACATCGCGCCGTCTTTGGAAATTTCATATTCAACATACTGATTACCCTTGTGTTCATAGGTAACCCGCGAAAAGTTGCTGGTTAGAAATTCATCCGAACAGTCTAGCTTTTCGATTTTCTGAATGATGTGGTGATGCTGCTTGTCGAAGTAAGCTGCTACCTTGCGGGAGGTTGTGATCACGCGATCACCAGAAACAACCACCATGTCCCGGAAATCGAGATTAGCCAATTGATGATTCATAGCGTCTTTACCTTTTAGAAAGTGAGCCTGTCTCACAGAAAAGCCGCCCCGAGATGGTCGCCACCATATACGGCAGTTCTCAGGCTCAACTTTCTGAAAGGCTCGGGTGATGTAATATGCGCGTGAGATGCGCTGTGAAATTCAGATGTAAAAAAAGCCCCGCATCGCGAGGCTCATTAAATGGACTTTGTGATTTGCAAAAAAATTATTTCAGGCATTGCGTCCTGATGTATTCCTGCAGGTAGTTAACCTGCGCGGTTATCCTGTCGATTCCACTTCGGAGACGGTAATAATTGAGTTCAGCATCTGCTGTAAGTCTTGGGCTTTCTCCATCGCCCATGCTGCTGGCTCCGGTCGTTGACTTTGCACAGGTGGCGGCGACTTGCAGGCGCTTACGCCCAGCAGAAACATCAGCACGGAGACTTTCGATAGTCGCGTTAGCATCAGCAAGTTCCTTTGTATATCTTGCGTCGAGTTCTGCTACATCACGTTGACGCTTCTGCATATCAGCGATGATGGATGTGGCTTTATCGCGCTGTTCTTTGTAGGTCATGGCATTATCACGGTAATGATTAACAGCCCATGACAGACAGACGATGATGCAGATAACCAGAGCGGAGATAATCGCGGTTACTCTGCTCATACCTCAATCTCTCTGACCGTTCCGCCTGCTTCTTTGAATTTTGCAATCAGACTGTCAGCCTTATGCTCGAACTGACCATAGCCAGCCCCGGGCAGTGAAGCCCAGATATTGCTGCAACGGTCGATTGCCTGACGGATATCACCGCGATCAATCATGGGTAAAGCACCACGTTCTTTAATCTGCTGCAATGCCACAGCATCCTGGCTTTTGGGAGAGAAGTCTTTCAGGCCAAGCTGCTTGCGGTAGGCATCCCACCAACGGGAAAGAAGCTGGTAACGTCCTGCGGCTGTTGATTTGAGTTTGGGGTTTAGCGTGACAAGTTTGCGAGGGTGATCGGAGTAATCAGTGAATAGCTCTCCGCCAACAATGACGTCATAACCATGATTTCTGGTTTTCTGCCGTCCGTTATCAGTTCCCTCTGACCACGCCAGCATATCGAGGAACGCCTTACGTTGATTATTGATTTCCACCATCTTCTACTCCGGCTTTTTTAGCAGCGAAGCGTTTGATAAGCGAACCAATCGAGTCAGTACCGATGTAGCCGATGAACACGCTCGTTATATAAGCGAGATTGCTACTTAGTCCGGCGAAGTCGAGAAGGTCACGAATGAACCAGGCGATAATGGCGCACATCGTTGCGTCGATTACTGTTTTTGTAAACGCACCGCCATTATATCTGCCGCGAAGGTACGCCATTGCAAACGCAAGGATTGCCCCGATGCCTTGTTCCTTTGCCGCGAGAATGGCGGCTAACAGGTCATGTTTTTCTGTCATCTTCATGTCTTACCCCCAATAAGGGGATTTGCTCTATTTAATTAGGAATAAGGTCGATTACTGATAGAACAAATCCAGGCTACTGTGTTTAGTAATCAGATTTGTTCGTGACCGATATGCACGGGCAAAACGGCAGGAGGTTGTTAGCGCGACCTCCTGTCACCCGCTTTCACGAAGATCATGTGTAGAAGGCCGCAGCGTAACTATCACTGATGAATTCAGGATAGCCAGTGGCTACGGCCCAGTTTGGGTTGTGGCGGTCGGTGCTGAACTCCGACTTAATGACGATAGGCGTGTACCGACGCCTCGTTTTACTTCCTCCGCTTTCACGGCTTCACCCTAGACCAGCTTTACGAAATCCTCGTAAACCTAACCGCGGCAGATATGACCGGCACGGTGTGCCATATCACGGACCGGCGGGTGTCTCGTTCACCTGATTAACGCATCAGCCTGCGTATTCACCACAACTGAAAGAGCACTTGCGGAGTCGAACCGCCTTGGCTTCTAGAACTTTCGCATATAGCTAATCGCTAGTCTCCGTCACCAGTAATGCTCTTTCCGTTGTGTGCCCATTATTAATCACACCGGGCCAGTGCGCCAGATTCGTTGATGAGGAACTGGAATACCTCACTGGTGTTTAGCGGTTAAGCTACGGCCAGATACATTTCTTCGTTTGCATTTATCTTTGTGATCAGTTTCTAAAAAACCGCAAAGTCGCTTACGAAAACCATCGGAAAGAACACATCTGTCTGCCGGGTCTCTGAATGATCTTCCAATCCAGCCCTATCAGTGCGTCGATATGCTCTTACCTGATAGCCTTCAATCTGGCTCAGGACTCTCGCGTATGAGTGTCAACGTGTCGTGCAGCACGCATTAACTCGAAGGTCCTGACCGGATTGCAGAAATGAAAAAGCCCCGAGCTATTAACTCAGGGCTTTATTTAACGAGTGCATTTATCCATCGTTGGGTCAAATTTACCCAACTTTATTCAAAAAGTCAATATCATGCCGTTAATATGTTGCCATCCGTGGCAATCATGCTGCTAACGTGTGACCGCATTCAAAATGTTGTCTGCGATTGACTCTTCTTTGTGGCATTGCACCACCAGAGCGTCATACAGCGGCTTAACAGTGCGTGACCAGGTGGGTTGGGTAAGGTTTGGGATTAGCATCGTTACAGCGCGATATGCGGCGCTTGCTGGCATCCTGGAATAGCCGACGCCTTTGCATCTTCCGCACTCTTTCTCGACAACTCTCCCCCACTGCTCTGTTTTGGCAATATCAACGGCCCGGCCAGTACCGTGGCAATCTCTGCATCTTGCGCCCGGTGTCGCGGCACTACGGCAATAATCCGCATAAGCGAATGTTGCGAGCACTTGCAGCACCTTTGCCTTAGTATTTCCTTCGAGCTTTGCCACACCACGGTATTTCCCCGATACCTTGTGTGCAAATTGCATCAGATAGTTGATAGCCTTTTGTTTGTCGTTCTGGCTGAGTTCATGCTTACCACAGAATGCAGCCATTCCGAATCCGGCTTGTGATTGCGCCATCCCCATAGCAGCCATCACATCAGTACCGGAAAGAGAGTCAGAAGTCGTAGCCCGTGGTGAGTCGCTCATCATCGGGCTTTTTGGCGAATGAAATTTAGCTACACTTTCGAGTCTCATGGTCTACCCCTCTTGCCCTGTTTGACCATCAGGACGCCGTTAACTATTACGTGACGCTCACCTTTGCTGTCTCGGTTGTACTTGAGCACTGTTCCTCTTGCGCAGGAAAGCATCCTTGCCACTTCGGTCTGATTGCCTCGTGTCTGGATAAGAAGTTCTGGTATCGTTTGAATTGTGGCGTTCATACGTTCTCCAGTTCGGTGATTTTTATTCCAAGCCGTCCGCCTGGTACTTTCACACCACGAATTACGCGAATGTCATCGAATTGCTCGTCGTCTTCCGCAAATCCGGCGTGGATAAGGGAGTCGAGTAAACCTTTCAGGATGTTGTCGAGGTCGCGGCGGCGGGAGTCTGGAACGTCTGCGATGACTTTGATGCGGAGTCGTGATTTGGTGAAAATGTCTAACTTGAGTTGGCGGATGATTTGCTGAACGTCTTTTCGGTATTTCTGGCCTTTATCGCTGATGTAGTATTGACTCCCCCGTCTTCGCCAGTAGGTGTTCAGCGACGGTGGGTATGGAAGCACAAACTGATATTCGTTCATGACTTAATCTTCCCCTCCTTCAGCAGTATCGCCTGCGTCCTGATCACGCCTTCGAGGTGGTAAAGTCTGGCGTCTTTGTTGTCGAGGTTATGGGTGCGTCGGTCGATTTCATCGTGACACGCGCTACAAGCCCATGCGCCGATCAGGTCGTCAGGCTTCATTCCAGTTCCGCAAATTCCAGCCATCCGGTAATGCGCCAGAACTGTAGTTTCAGGATTGCCATTGCATACGCCGTAAATACGTACCTGACATTCTCTGCCGCGTGCTTCTTTGCGTAGATTGGCCATTAAGCAGCCTCCCCTGTTACTTTCAGCATTCCGTTATCGAGCAGCTTTCTGGTCAGCCACTGTTGGCCACGCCCGGTGATTTTTGTGGTGAACGATATCTGTATTCCGTGATTTGTATTGACCGCTGTTTCTTTCACTGTGAAATAGCCGCGATCCATATATTCCTGCATTGGCACATTTCGCCGGGAACCTGAAGCAATAAGGATTTTGTGATCGCGCATCCACGCAAACAGTTTGTTTGGACCAATTCCAACAACCTTTGCAAAGTTTCCAATCAAAATTCCGCTGGCCTCGCCAACGCGATCGGCAAACTCAACTTTAGGTGCGGCAATTGCGAGCTGGTTTTCCAGTTGCATTTTCTGCTCAGCAAGGTCAGCAGCAAGGCGCAACGCTTCTGGTAGCGTTTTTGGGATATTAACCGCAGTTTCTTCAAGCTCTCGCCAACGATCAACAAGACGAGCGGTGAATTCCGGCGACAACTGAGCGACGACAATAATGCTGTCTCGCTTACCTTGTTCGCCCTCAAAAACGTAAGCCTCTACGCCACGAAGTAATCCTAAGTTATTGATTTTTTCGAAAACCACCATTGGGGGATTTCGGATCACACCTCGAGCCGCCAGTCGTTCAATAGATTGTTTCACCTTGTCATGACGACTTCCCACCAACTCAGCGATTTCAATGCTTGTCATTTTGATGGCATTGCCATTTATTAACTCACTCATCGTCTTCTTCCTCGTACATTGAGCTATTCGGATCGCTCATCAGTTCTGCACAGCAGTGCTCACACACGTGAACTTCCAGCACATGCAGCTTCTGGCCGCAGTTAGCGCACGTTAAAGCCCGCTCGACGCTTTCTTTCTGGTATTGAAGGGATTGGGATGGGCTAAGCATTATTGGATTCTCTGCATCATGAGAAAGACAATCATGGCGGCGCGAAGGGGATTTTCATGTATAGCTCGCTTAGATTTACAGTAGGCCACACCGCGTGCACCCCACTCGTCTTCATCGAGATTGATAATGCTAATCCTGTATTTTTCAATAATCGGCCATGAGTCTGCTGGGTTTGCGCATGGGTTAAAGGATCCGCGCTCAACTTCTACTTCAACTGCGTCTCCGTTTACAATGTCTCCCTCAAATGAGACAAACACCATATCGCCATTCTCACCTTCTTTGTAATCCGGTGATCCGTTATGAATGGCTTCGAATACCGCCACGTTAATTTCAAAATCACTTAACTGTGAATAATCCATTGTCATTTCCTCGCACGATGTCTTAGCCACCGGATATCCCACAGGTGAGCCGTGTAGTTGAAGGTTTTTACGTCAGATTCTTTTGGGATTGGCTTGCGTTTATTTCTGGAGCGTTTCGTTGGAAGGTATTTGCAGTTTTCGCAGATGATGTCGGTGAAACTTCGTCGCTGTCGTCTCATTCGTACCTCCTGTCGGTAAATCTGACACCCTGACCAATAGCCCATGCTGTCGTGTACTCAATTAGACTTGCCATACGCTTCACACTCATCTGCGCGCTGCTTTCGCGAATGTTGACGTATTCGCCTTCAAGGCCGGGCAAAACATCAGCTTCCTGTTTTGTTGCCACTGCATGACCGCTGATCAACAAAACCTTCCATTGTTCTGGTTTTAGCCATTTATCGCACCATTGAACCTGACGAGCGATATCCGCCAGCATCGCGTGAAATTTTGCGTTCTGGTCAAGGTTGCGCTTGTAGTCAGTAATGCGGATGGTGACTGGCTTGTCTTTATCGAGTGGTGTTGCGAGGATGGCGTTGATTGCGGCTTGCTGTTGTTGCTTAGTTCGGAGGAAGATTGTTTGCTTCATCGTTACTCCTTCACTTTGACTCCAGCAGCGCGAATCAGTCCTTCGCATTCACTAATTGCGTCGTTATAACCAAATGTGACCCCATCCTCGAAATCGGTAGAAAATGCCTCACGCTCTCTTTCTCCAGGACACTCAATCTCGATAGCTGCTCGCGATGCCTGCCACGCTTGCCAATACATCTCAACCATATTGGCGTATATTTTATTTTTAGGATCACATCCGGTGTAATTTTCAAACCATTCTTCAAACTGCTTTCTTGATTCGTCCATCGATACTTACCCTCAGTTCAACTCACAAAACGCCACGCCATTTTTGCTACAGCGACAGGCATAACACCGATAATCACCCACAGGAGAATGCTACCGAACAGCACACCCACCAGGTCTTTACCTTCGCCTACCAACCGGACAAAACTTCCGACAACCACAATGAACGTCGCCACCATCCACATAGCACCGAGAAGCCTCAATGCAGAGAAAATTAACTCAGCCACGATTTACCCTCCCCCAAATAAAAAGGCCTGCAATTACCAGCAGGCCTGTTATTAGCTCAGTGATGTAGATGGTCATTTAATACTCCGTCACGTTTTCCTGTCGCCACGCCTCGTCATATTCCGATTTCGGCATATTAGCGATGTAGCTATATGGCGACCCTGATTCAAGTTGCAGGAACTGGTGCGATTGCTCGTCAAGGAACAACGGGACACCACCTTCCCAACCTTCGCCGTTACGTTGTTTTTCAAGCATCAAAACAGATGCCGGAGATGCCAGTAGCTGTTCGTCCTTCTCTGACATCTTTTCACCACTCTGAACTCTCTGTAACGCTCTCTCGCGAGCCTTGTTACGCCAGATGATGAAAAGGTTGTCTGTCAGGTCTGTTATCGCTCCAGAGCCTTTTACGTCCATTTTCCCGGTTGGTTTTTCTTCGCTGTCTCCTTTTCGCGAGTGAGTAACGAGAATGACGTGGGAGTTTGTTTTGTTTTTGAAGTCGCAAATCGAGTCAACAAACGCCTTCTGCCCGTTATAGTCATCGTCGCCTATGCCACATTTCATCAGGCTGTCGATGATGAATAACTGGATCCCGTATCGGCGGCGAGCGTAGTCGAATATTTCGATCAGCCTGTCGGCTTTCGCCGTTCCGGTCAGGCCAAACACCCAAAGTCTTTCGTCATAAAATTTAAATGCAGAGTCAATTTCCAGCACTGGCGGCATCTTGCAGCACGTCGCCTGACGGGTAAGGCGCTTAAGGAGAATACCAGGCTTCAGCTCAAGTGACGCGATGCACGTCTTCACACCCTGACGCATTGCCTCAAGTGCCATATGCCCGACAACCTCCGTTTTTCCGTGACCGTTCACACCATTGACCAGCGTCAACTCTGCCTCACGGAACTGGAATTTATCTGCCAGAGATTCCCACGGTGGATTAAACAGATACTGCTGCTTGCCGTAGAAAGCGTTGATAGTGTCCTGGTAAAACTCTCGCGCGCTGTAGAGTTCTTCAGGATCGAAGTAGGATGCCGTGCCGATGTACTGCCAGATTTCATCCTCGGTAACACCGTTCATCAGGCATTCGTTGATGTCTTTGTACGGCAGAGTAACAAGACGGCAACGATGTTCACCGAGTCGGCTTGCGATTTCCCTTGCGGCTTCACGACCAACATCATCAACATCCATCGAGATGAATATTTCCTCAAACCTGTCGAGGTTGTGATACTCAAACTCAATCCACTGTTGCTTAGCGCCTTTCCCGCCACCAAACGGCACGGATAACGCCGAGATGCCGTATTGCGCATAGCTCATACAATCAATTTCGCCTTCGCAAAGTACAACCGCCCTCACGCCAGCGTCCAGAGCCTGCCATCCGAACAGACAAGGTTCGCAATCACCTTCTGCCATAATGACTTTCTTCCCGTCCGGGCGCTCAGTGCTGATTCGCTTTACCTGCAACAACTCACCATCGCGTTTGTACGGAATCACCAGAGCATCCAGTTCTCGCTCTCCATTCCACACCTTGCCGCTGACAACCTCGTAGCGCTTTACGATTTCTGGCGATATGCCACGCGATTGCAGGTACTCAAGATGGGATTCTGTTCTGGTAACGTAGCGGGCGATTTTCTTGCGGTCAGGTCTGGAGAATTTCTTCTCACGTTTGGCATCGAAATGGTGATCGTCATCCTTGATTCCGAGAAAGGCTTTCGCTTCCTGCATAGCCTGATGCAGGTTAATTCCACGACATGCCATCCACAAATCAAGCATGTCACCGCCGTCTCCCTCAGCGAAATCAGCCCATTTTTTCTTGCCGCTAAGGTTGACCTTAAGGCTGTTTCCCTTGTCACCGTTGACGTTACCGGCAACCCACTCATGCCCCTCTTTCTTGCCGTTTGGCAACAGGTGCGGAGCCACCCTGTCAACCTGCGCCCAAAGCAGGTCGCTAAGTTCACTTGGCGTCATGATTCCCTCAGATTGAGATTTTTAAACCAGAAATCGACAAACGAAATACTTAACCAGCCGTGGTTATAACCAGCGACCAGTAGCGATTTGATTTTTGATTTCATGGTTCACCTGTCGAAAAACACGTAGCCAGTTTTCGATACGGTGATTGCGGATGATGGTTTGGATTGTGGTTGAATAGTTTCTGGCTTCTCGTCGTTCCAGCGTTGACCGTTCAGGTAGCTCGATGGTAACAACCTGTCGAATCCGAACTGCTTACCATTCCTGCATGCGATGTCTTCTGCCAGCATCGTGGCAAACTCGCTTGCCGTACCCCTGGTAGTTTTACGCCATTCCCTGAACTGTGTTCTGAATGCCGAAGCCGCGTTTTTCTTCCCGGCTTTCCGCATGCCTGCACACCAGAATATTTCCTCGAATGCCTTGTCGGTTTCTTCGTGACGGTCAGATGATTTTTCACACTCCGTCCGAACACTTTCGGACATAGTGTTTTTATTATTTCTTTTTTCTTTTGTAATAGTTTCTTTTGTGTGTCCCTGTTTTGGTGACAGCGCTGTCACCGTTTTGGTGACACTTTTTGTCACCAATGCAGTGACATTATCACCAGAGTAGTGACACCCTTCGATTTGCCATTCTTCGATGTTCTTGTTAGGCCCGATTTGCTGGCCTTCGCGAAGGATAACCTTCATCGCGATAAGCTCATTCTTGGCCTTGTTTACCTTCTGTCTTGGCAGCCTGGTAATTTGAGCTAACTGACTATCAGAAATGCGATCCATCTTTTTACCGTAGCCGTATGTTTTACGGCATATGGCGTGGGCAACCTTGCTCTGATTTTTCGTTAAATCTGCGCCGATAAGCTCTTCATACAGGGCATTTGCAAGACGGGTATAACCATCTTCAACTTCTGCCACACGACGCTCCACAGGCCGTTGTGAAGGCCTTAAATGTGTTACGGTTGCAAGATTACTCATGACCTTTCTCCTTCTGCATCAGCTTCACTTTTTCCAACTCAGCCCGGAATCGACCAGGCTGCTTGAAGCTGGACAGGAAGCGATCACGTAGTATGTGTTTGTGAATTTTGTCCTGGTAAGGACTGAGTTGTTTTGTCATAATTACTCCTGTGGATTGATCCAGTAATGACCTCAGAATTCCATCTGGATTTGTTCAGAACGCTCGGTTGCCGCCGGGCGTTTTTTATTGGTGAGAATCGAAGCAACTTGTCGTGCCAATCGAGCCATGTCGTCGTCAACGACACCCCATTCAAGAACAGCAAGCAGCATTGAGAACTTTGGAATCCAATCCCTCTTCCACCTGCTGATCTGCGACTTATCAACTCCCACAGCTTCCGCTGTCTTCTCAGTTCCAAGCATTGCGATTTTGTTAAGCAACGCACTCTCGATTCTTAGAGCCTCGTTGCGTTTGTTTGCACGAACCATATGTAAGTATTTCCTTAGATAACAATTGATTGAATGTATGCAAATAAATGCATACACCATAGGAGTGGTTTAATTTGATGCCCTTTTTCAGGGCTGGGATGTGTAAGAGCGGGAATGTCTTAAGCGGCTTTTCCGCGTTTAGTTCCGTACTGTAACCAAACCGGATCACAGTTAAGCGCCATAGCAATCTCAAACAAGAAGCGCGGTCGCTTGGTTACTCCAGCTTCAATCAGTTGAATTGATTGCTGTTTAACACCGGCTTTGGTTGCCAGTTCGGTTTGCGTCATTTTTAACGCAATTCGCCTCTTCTTGAGGCGTTCAGAAAGAGTTTGCATATCGCCTCCATCAACAAACTTTCTTGTATTTTCATACAATGTATCTTGTTTGTCAAATACAGTTTTTCTTGTGAAGATTGGAGGTAAATAACAGAGGTGGCTTATGAGTATTTCTTCCAGGGTAAAAAGCAAAAGAATTCAGCTTGGACTTAACCAGGCTGAACTTGCTCAAAAGGTGGGGACTACCCAGCAGTCTATAGAGCAGCTCGAAAACGGTAAAACTAAGCGACCACGCTTTTTACCAGAACTTGCGTCAGCTCTTGGCGTAAGTGTTGACTGGCTGCTCAATGGCACCTCTGATTCGAATGTTAGATTTGTTGGGCACGTTGAGCCCAAAGGGAAATATCCATTGATTAGCATGGTTAGAGCTGGTTCGTGGTGTGAAGCTTGTGAACCCTACGATATCAAGGACATTGATGAATGGTATGACAGTGACGTTAACTTATTAGGCGATGGATTCTGGCTGAGGGTTGAAGGTGATTCCATGACCTCACCTGTAGGTCAAAGCATCCCTGAAGGTCATATGGTGTTAGTAGATACTGGACGCGAGCCAGTGAATGGAAGCCTTGTTGTAGCCAAACTGACTGACGCGAACGAAGCAACATTCAAGAAACTGGTTATAGATGGCGGTCAGAAGTACCTGAAAGGCCTGAATCCTTCATGGCCTATGACTCCTATCAACGGGAACTGCAAGATTATCGGTGTTGTCGTGGAAGCGAGGGTAAAATTCGTATGATCAGGATTGCGGCGCTACTCTCAATACTCTTAACTACCAGCGCCAATTCTGAATGCTGGATTGTCACAAACCTGCACGGGTACGGGGCAATGAATGGCGATCGTTACGGGTTTACAAAAGACAGCACGGAAGATTCCGTTTTTCACGTAACAATAAATGGCGATAAATCATCAGTTTATGAATCAGTCTCTGGCGTCTATCCAGAGATGAAATACACTGCTTTGTCATCGAACACTATGGTAGGAGAATACCAGTCTGGAGGAGGAATAACCGTTGAAACTTGGTCAATCACTACAGACAAAAAAGCTCTTTACTCCAAAGTAATGAATATCCCAGGTATGCAACAACTTACATCAACCAAATCATTTGTTGGTGATGTAGTCGGAACCTGCAACCAGTAATCCCCACCTCAATCTCGATAACCAAAAACAAACTATTTTTCATTTAAAAACAATGGAGTTTGTTTTTCACGCCCATTTTTACAATATTTCTTGTTTACAACATACAATCTTTCTTGTAATTTTAAACCATCAGCAGGACGCACTAACCACCATGAAGGTGACGCTCTTAAAAATTTAGCCCTGAAGAAGGGCAGCATTCAAAGCAGAAGGCTTTGGTGTGTGTGATACGAAACGAAGCATTGGCCGGAAGTGCGAATCCGGATTAGCTGCCAATGTGCCATTGCGGGGTGTTTTCGTTCAGGACTACGACTCCCACACACAACCAAAGCTAACTGACAGGAGAATCCAGATGGATGCACAAACACGCCGCCGCGAACGTCGCGCAGAGAAACAGGCTCAATGGAAAGCAGCAAATCCCCTGTTGGTTGGGGTAAGCGCAAAGCCAGTTAACCGCCCTATTCTCTCGCTGAATCGCAAACCGAAATCACGAGTAGAAAGCGCACTGAATCCGATAGACCTTACGGTGCTGGCTGAATACCACGAACAGATTGAAAGCAACCTGCAACGTATTGAGCGCAAGAATCAGCGCACATGGTACAGCAAGCCACGCAGTGAAATGGGTGTGACATGCTCAGGCCGCCAGAAGCAACGCGGAAAATCAATTCCAGCTTATTACGATTGAGGTTAATGATGAAGTTCAAATTGAACGATGAAGTTAAATGGTCAAGCTCATCAAACGGTGTAACGAAGGTAAAAATCGGGTTTATTGTCGAGGTGATTCCTCCTGGTGTCAACGTAAAAAAATTCGAACTAGGCCGTCTGCTAGATGCACCTGGCCTTCCGAGGAAAGAAGAGAGCTATATAGTTTGTGTAGGTCCAAGACCCGGATCTCGTGCCAAGCCAAAATATTACTGGCCGCGAGTTAATAACCTGCGTCACTTACACGATGACAAATAGAAGTGAATATCATTGTTTTACTTTTTCGCAGCAAACCACTTATTTGAGGTGAGATATGGAAGCATTAGTAGTAGAGCGAAGCGAGGATGGCTACTGGACGCACCCAGAATACGCCAACCTGTTTGGGGATAGAGAGGTAATTTCAGCTGATGAGTTCAGACTTTCTGCAAGCAGCATGGCATTGAATCATCAATTGTTGAAATGGAAAACGACAACAATCAAACGGTAATTGACGCGTATTTTGAAGATGGGAATCAAAACATCAGTGGATGGGAGCCAAGCATGCCAGATGGAGAAGGATGGTTTGTCGGTTCGATTCACGATACAGAAGACGGTCCGATCTGCGTTTGGTTCAGGAATGTAGATAAGGCCGAATAGTCGGCCTTTATTTTTGGCATAAACAACAGAATAAACACAGCACTGTGTATTCATTCCAACGAGTGAATACACGGAGCAATGTCGCTCGTAACTAAACAGGAGCCGACTTGTTCTGATTATTGGAAATCTTCTTTGCCCTCCGATGTGAGGGCGATTTTTTATCTATGAGGATATGAATAGATGTCAAACATCAAAAAATACATCATTGATTACGACTGGAAAGCATCAATAGAAATTGAAATCGACCATGACGTAATGACAGAGGAAAAACTTCACCAGATTAATAATTTCTGGTCAGACTCTGAATACCGACTCAATAAACACGGCTCTGTATTAAATGCTGTATTAATCATGCTGGCGCAACATGCTCTGCTTGTAGCAATTTCAAGCGACTTAAATGCATATGGTGTTGTGTGTGAGTTCGACTGGAATGATGGAAATGGTCAGGAAGGATGGCCTCCAATGGATGGTAGCGAAGGAATAAGAATTACCGATATCGATACATCAGGAATATTTGATTCAGATGATATGACTATCAAGGCCGCCTGAGTGCGGCTTTACCGCATACCAATAACGCTTCACTCGAGGCGTTTTCGTTATGCAATCAAATATAAGGAGTTACCCATGATGCACTTTCAGCTCGCGGGTAGCGGCGTCATGTCCGCTTTCTACCCGCACGAATCTGAATTATCACGCCGAGTTAAACAATTAATCAGAGCAGCAAAGAAACAACTGGAGGCGTTATGCGCAATGAAATAGCCATCAATCACCAGATGCTTCGTGCTGCACAGAACAAAGCAGTAATAGCCAGATTTATTGGTGATTCAAAAATGTGGCTTGAAGCAAATAAAGCGATGAAATCAGCTATCAACCTTCCGTGGTATCGCAGGAAATGAGTTTTACAGATAACTGGTCAGACGAAGAATTCATTCGTCAGATGAACAAAATGCTCAATCAGCACAAAGAACAGGAGAAAGATGATGATTCTGACTCTGAATGATAAGCGTGAAATATCGCAAATAATCGCAAGTTTTACTGATGAAGATTACGAGCGAATCAACAGTGAAGTTGATCGCCTCTGCAAACGTTGCGACCCAATAAGCGAAATGCTTCGCTCATATAAACCAGATGAACACACTAAGGACGCTATCGACTGGCTGGAAGATGATGACTGTAACTATCAGGAAAAAGCCGCTGAATGGTTCTGGGATGCAATAACCGAAAGAGTTAAGGCTGAATATGCCTTCGCAATATTTAAACTCAGACACATTTTTGGAGAAGCTGCATGAGCAATATCGTTGAATTCGTTAAACAGCAAGAGCAGTTATTCTGCGGAGCATTGACTGAACAGACGGTGACATGGGCTAAGGAAAGCCAGTTTGCAATTCAGTATTTCCAGAAAAACGATTACCTGGCTAAAACAGCACTGGCAAATCCAACCAGCGCACAGAACGCCATCATCAATGTTGCGGCGATCGGCATCACCTTAAACCCGGCCAGCAAACTGGCTTATCTGGTTCCTCGCGACGGCATGGTGTGCCTTGATATCAGTTACATGGGATTACTTCACCTTGCACAGTCGACAGGATCAATTAAGTGGGGGCAATGCAAACTGGTGTACTCAAACGACACCTATGAATCAAACGGCCTTGATTCAGCACCAACCCACAAATACAACGCATTTGGTGAGCGAGGCTCTATTGTTGGTGGTTATTGTACGGTTAAAACAGCAGATGGTGACTACCTCACTGAAGAAATGAGTCTGGCAGAAATTAAAGCTGTGGAAGCAACGAGCAAGGCAAAGAATGGACCGTGGAAGACATTCTGGGAAGAGATGGCGCGTAAAACAATAGTTAAACGCGCCAGCAAATACTGGCCTAAAGCCCAGCGACTGGATAATGCCATTCACCTGCTTAACGAAGATGAAGGTATGCATCAGGAACCAGTTATGCCGCACAAATCAGAGGAAGATATCCGCGAAGATGAACGGAAACGCCAGCAGGAAATTATGGAAAAAGCACAACTTCTTTGTGATGAAATGGCTCAGGCAGAAAACATGGATGATTTGAAGCGATATTTTGCAGAAGCATATCGCCTGACATCTGGAATGAAATTGCAGCAGAACGTACAAGCCATTTACATAGAATGCAAAGCGAAACTGGAGGTTGCCAGTGAGCAAACTGTATGAAATTGCCAATGAATACGCAAAATTGATGGATTCAGATTTAGAACCAGAGATGATTGCTGACACAATAGAAGGCATGGAAGGAGAATTTACCGATAAAATAGAGCAACTTCTTTCCGTCATTAAAAATGAATCTGGTTATGCTGAACGCCTCAAGGAAGAGGCAAAGTCACTGAATGAGCGAGCCGCAGTAATTCAAAATAAGATTGACAGCATCAAATCATATATAGCGTCATCGCTTGAAATGGTTGGCAAGAAAAATATTCGAGCAGGTATTCACCAGGTAACAATCCGCAAACCGTCAGAAACTGTAGAAATCATCGACTCAAGCGCCCTTCCTCCTGAATACGTTGAGTTTGAAACGACAATTAAAGCCGACAAACTGGCAATCAAACACCAACTAAAAGCAGGAATAAATATCCCCGGCGCTCAACTCAAAGTTGGGAAACCTTCACTTCTTATCAAATAACGGTATCGCCTATGAAAAAGACTCCATGGGAGAAATGGGAAGTCGATTTCTTGCGCGAAGTGGCGGCGACAATGCCAGTTGAAGTTATCGCTGAAAAACTGGAAAGGACTGAAAAAGCAGTAATGGCGAAAGCAACAAGGATTGGAGCTGACATTGTTAGCCGACTTCGTGGAAGACGCTGGACAAGAGCCGAAGTATCACTTTTCGGTAAGTTCTCCGCAGAAGAAATAGCAATTGCAACCTGCCGCTCAATTTATTCAGTAAGAGCTATGCGATACAAGCTAAAAAAACTCGATGAAGAAAGAGCAGGCATACGAATAAATTAACAAAGAGGAATTTACCATGAGAGGACTTGCATACAATCCCGGCATTCTTCCGGCAGAAATGATTATTCGCCAACGCGTAAAGACAATGCCATCGAGAGAGGAATTGCTTAAGAGAAATTCTTTTCCGTCAGTGAATCAAAACAAATATCTGAATGCGATGTGGCGGAGTGGGAAGAAATGAAACAAATGTCACTAATTGAGATGGATGGATTTCTGAAAGGTAGATGCATCCCACGAGATTTAAAGGTTAACGAAACAAACGCTGAATATCTGGTGCGTAAATTTGCTGAAGCGGAGGCCAAGTGCGCGGCGCTGGCGGCGGAGAATGCGGGGCTGAAGTCTGGCGCTATGGACGAAATCAAGGTTATCAACCGTGGAGGGCAGGCATATTGCGTAAAAGATGGAGTGCAAGTCAATCCCATGTATGCAAGAGGGTGGAATGACTATCGCGCAAAGTCTCTGCAATCAGACACCCCAGCCACCGACGCTTTCTTGGCTGAAGTACGGGCGCAGGGCGTGGAGATGGCTATGGAGCATATGCAGTCGAGCGGTTCGTTAACATTTGGAGATTGCTACATATCACTTAACGAGTTCGCCGACCAGCTTCGCAAAGGAGGCAACAAGTGACTGTATGTCTTATTGATAAACGTCGACGTGGGCAACAAATACCATCTGTTGAAATGCCGAATCACACATGGTTTTGCGTACTTGATATCGATGGTATGGATACGTTGATCGACACTCGTCATTACTGCGATACCGCAACAGCTACTCCTGCAAAAGCAAAGAAAATGGCTGCTCTGATAGAAAACTGGACTCCACCTGATGGTTGGTGCAATGGGAATGATCGGGATTGGCACGAAAAAATGAAGGGCTATATCTGCGATTTTTTACGTAAATGCAACGGATTCAGGGTGATGTGACATGAGCAAGATTGACTATCAGGCACTGCGTGAAAAGGCAGAGAAAGCAACGTGTGGTGTATGGTCGCTCGAATATGGAGAGAGCCGATTTGATTGTGATGATGCGCTAATTCATCGCGAGGCTGCTGGATATATTCCCATTTGCAGAATTGAAGGAGCGCATCCTGAAAGCGGTTTCGATGAAGATTTCCAAATGGAACAGCAGGCCAATGCTGAATTCATCGCCGCAGCCAATCCGGCTACCGTCTTGGCGCTGCTTGGCGAGCTGGAAGCAGCAAAAAAGCGCATAGCAGAACTGGAAGCCGAACTCGTAAGCCAAACTTACAAGTTGAACGAGCTATCGGGCAACTCTCCGGTAACTCCTGATGGTTGGATAAGCTGTAGTGATCGAATGCCGAAAGGGTATGCTGATGTGTTAGTGACCGACGGCGAGCATGTCGAGGTTAAATGGTGGGATGAATCTGGGTATTGGAATAGTTGGACGGAACTTAACTCAGATATCTTTGCCGATGAAATAACTCACTGGATGCCGCTACCGAAACCGCCGCAGGAGGTGAAGTGATGGACTCCTTCGCGAAATATACGATTATTGACTGGATAGCATTCCTTCAGGTTTTGCTCATCTGGTTTTATATGGCTTACAGGAGTGGACAGTGGATTGTAAGTGTGGCATGTAGCAAGTGATGGCGTTGGTGGAACCGAAAGAATAAAAAAGCACTGGCATTGGATTCGTTTTACGAAGCATTCAATCTTAACAGTCTTCAGCCTGGTTCTGTCATTGTAGTCACCACTCAAAGCGGCATGACCATTCAGACTCATAAACCAAAAGAGGGAAAATGATGTGGCCTATATGTGTTAATTGCGGACGGATGTGCCTATCTGGATGGTGCCGAAAGTGCGACAAATGCACGAAGAAAAGACAATAACAATCCTCGCACTCGCGGGGATTTCTTTTATCTGAACTCGCTACGGCGAGTTTTGTTTTATGGAGATGATAAATGCACTTCCGAGTCACAGGTGAATGGAATGGAGAACCATTCGACAGGGTTATCGAAGCAGAGGACATCAATGACTGCTATAACCACTGGATGCTGTGGGCGCAGATAGCACATGCAGAAGTAACCAATATTCGAATTGAAGAACTGAAAGAACACAAAAACGCCTGATGGCGGTTTTTTTTATTGCCTGATTTGCAGGTTCGATTCCCTATTCGGAGATAGCACTCATGCAACACGAACTACAACCTGATTCACTGGTTGATTTGAAATTCATCATGGCCGATACTGGCTTCGGTAAAACCTTCATCTACGACCGGATTAAGTCCGGCGACCTGCCAAAAGCCAAAGTTATCCACGGGCGAGCAAGATGGTTATATCGTGACCATTGTGAATTCAAAAATAAGCTCTTAAGCCGCGCCAATGGGTAAAATAGCGGGTAAAATATTTCTCACATCTAAAAAACACCATTCCAATCAATCCCCTGCCGCTTCAAGTAGATGTCTGCAGGGGACACCAGATACCCTTCTAACAATATCTACCTTCACCCCGTAAAAGATGGGTTTGGCAGCACACTTGCCCTATATCTACTCATTTTTACTGCAACAGGTTGAAATCTCAGCACTGTCAGAAAGCGCTGATGACTAAACAGCCCTGGGCCGGGCGATGTAACCATCATACAGAATCCTGATAGCGAAATATGGCGTGACTCGATACTTCACTCTGCAATGCATTCCTTGATGAATTCGCAGGCCCGTGATACTCGGGACAGGTCGCTGAATGACGACAATGTCCTGGAAATCAGCGAACCGCGTATCCGGAGTACATTTGAGCGACTGTACCAGAACATGAATGAGGCGTTTGGATTAGGTGATTATTAGTTGGGCTAAGCATTTTTGTATTATTATTTTCCGGTTGAGGGATATGGAGATATCGACAACAACCGGAAAAAGTTTACGTCTATATTGCTGAAGGTACAGGCGTTTCCATAACTATTTGCTCGCGTTTTTTACTCAGGAAGAAAATGCCAAATAGCAACATCAGGCAGACAATACCCGAAATTGCGAAGAAAACTGTCTGGTAGCCTGCGTGGTCAAAGAGTATCCCAGTCGGCGTTGAAAGCAGCACAATCCCAAGCGAACTGGCAATTTGAAAACCAATCAGAAAGATCGTCGACGACAGGCGCTTATCAAAGTTTGCCACGCTGTATTTGAAGACGGATATGACACAAAGTGGAACCTCAATGGCATGTAACAGCTTCACTAATGAAATAATCCAGGGGTTAACGAACAACGCGCAGGAAAGGATACGCAACGCCATAATCACAACACCGATAAGTAATGCATTTTTTGGCCCTACCCGATTCACAAAGAAAGGAATAATCGCCATGCACAGCGCTTCGAGTACCACCTGGAATGAGTTGAGATAACCATACAGGCGCGTTCCTACATCGTGTGATTCGAATAAACCTGCATAAAAGACAGGAAAGAGTTGTTGATCAAAAATGTTATAGAAAGACCACGTCCCCACAATAAATATGACGAAAACCCAGAAGTTTCGATCCTTGAAAACTGCGATAAAATCCTCTTTTTTTACCCCTCCCGCATCCGCCGCTATGCACTGGTGATCCTTATCTTTAAAACGCATGTTGATCATCATAAATACAGCGCCAAATAGCGAGACCAACCAGAAGTTGATATGGGGACTGATACTAAAAAATATGCCGGCAAAGAACGCGCCAATAGCATAGCCAAAAGATCCCCAGGCGCGCGCTGTTCCATATTCGAAATGAAAATTTCGCGCCATTTTTTCAGTGAAGCTGTCAAGCAAACCACATCCCGCCAGATACCCCAGGCCAAAAAAGAGCGCCCCCAGAATTAGACCTACAGAAAAATTGCTTTGCAGTAACGGTTCATAAACGTAAATCATAAACGGTCCGGTCAAGACCAGAATGAAACTCATACACCAGATGAGCGGTTTCTTCAGACCGAGTTTATCCTGAACGATGCCGTAGAACATCATAAATAGAATGCTGGTAAACTGGTTGACCGAATAAAGTGTACCTAATTCCGTCCCTGTTAATCCTAGATGTCCTTTCAGCCAAATAGCGTATAACGACCACCACAGCGACCAGGAAATAAAAAAGAGAAATGAGTAACTGGATGCAAAACGATAGTATGCATTTCTGAATGGAATATTCAGTGCCAT